GGCGCTCGTTTCATGCCCGCATATCGCAATCGTATTTGGGATGGAAAAATAAGATTATTTTCTCCACAGAATGGAGAGTTGTATGTAGGACTTCTGCCGTATGTAAAGAAATGGTTGAAAGACTACGAGGAAGAATACACACTTAGTGAGGAACTACAAAATGAAAAGCAAATCGACAAACAGATATTGGATGGATTCATTAGAAGCCTTAGACTTCGATCCAATGGAAGAGGAATCAAACCTCGTGATTACCAAGTTAGCGCAGTGGAACACGCTATTAGAACCCATCGCTCTCTTCTTCTTAGTCCTACTGCTTCGGGTAAGTCATTAATAATTTATATCTTAGTACGGTACTACAACTTCCTACTCAAAGAACAACAAAACGATAAGATACTTATTCTTGTTCCCACAACATCTTTGGTTGAACAGATGACATCCGACTTTATTGATTATGGATGGCAAGAAGAACATATTCAAAAAGTATATTCTGGACACGATAGAAAAGTTACAAAGGATGTTGTGATATCCACATGGCAATCTTTGTACAAGATGCCTACAAAATACTTTGAACAGTTTGGTATGGTAGTTGGTGATGAGGCACATCTATTCAAAGCAAAGTCACTCACATCCATTCTCACAAAACTGCACCTATGTAAATATAGATTCGGTTTGACAGGAACACTTGATGGTATGCAAACACATCGTCTGGTGTTAGAGGGGTTGTTTGGCACCCTAAATAAAGTCATTACCACAAAAGAACTGATAGACGAAAAGACGCTTGCAGATTTCAAGATTAAGTCTTTAGTCTTGACATATCCAGAACATGAGTGTAAACTAGTGAAGGATATGAATTATCAGGATGAGATAGATTTTATTGTTTCCCATCCTAAAAGAAATGAGTTCATTCGTGATTTGACTTTAGCACTAAGAGGTAATACACTTGTGCTATTTCAGTTTGTAGAGAAACACGGAAGTATTCTTTACGACATGATTAAGTCAAATACTGATAGACAAGTATTTTATGTATACGGTGGAACGGACACACAAACCAGAGAAGATATTCGTGCAATTACAGAAAAACAAAAAGATGCCATTATTGTTGCATCGTATGGTACGTTTTCTACTGGTATCAATATTCGTAATCTTCACAACATCGTGTTCTCTAGTCCAAGTAAATCCAGAGTTAGAACGCTGCAGTCAATTGGCCGTGGATTGCGTAGGAGTGAGAGTAAAGATAGAGCGACACTTTTTGACATTGCAGACGATCTCACATACAAATCAAAGAGAAATTTCACTATTAATCACTTTTTAGAAAGAATAAATATATACAATGAAGAACAGTTTGATTATGAAATTAAAAGGATAAAAATAAAATGACAACTAAAATTCTAAAACTGTCAAGCGGTGAAGAAATAATTTGTAATGTTGTTCAGAATGTGGAGAAACCTTACCTTAGCGTAGTTTCCCCCATGAAGTTAAATTCATATCCTAAAGCAACCAGAAATGGTATTGAAGAGGCATTGACTTTGCAGAGATGGATTCACTTTGCCGAGACTGATACTTATGACATTCCAAAGTCTCAAATTATAGTGCTAACAGAAGCATCTTTGGGATTAACTAGATTCTATGACTATTGTGTGAGTAAATCTAAAAGAGAAGATGATAGTGTATTATCTGGTGCGCCCACCAATCAAGAATTAGATGATATCATGGAAGAAGAGTGGGATGAGGAATACGGTGATACTGTATCTAAACTATTACATTAGATCTATTCATTCTCAAACCCAGCATAGTAAATATACCCTGTTGTCAAGAGATTGTCAATAAGTTTTTGAAAATAAATTTATCTCTTGACAATCGAATCAAGATATAGTATGATGTATCTATTAATCGCACAAATGCGACAATATATGTGGAGTGAACATGGCTAAAAGAAAAACAGGAGTCCATTATGTCAATAATGCTGATTTCCTAGAAGCAATGAAAGAATGGAAGGTCAAGTGCAAAGAAGCAGAGGAACTAGGTGATCCACAACCACCAGTTACTAATTATATCGGTGAATGTTTCTTAAAGATTGCCAACCACCTTTCTTACCGACCAAATTTTATTAACTACACCTACAGAGATGAGATGATTTCTGATGGCATTGAAAACTGTCTACAATACTGTGGCAACTTCAATCCAGAGAAGTCAAAGAATCCTTTTGCATATTTTACACAAATTATATACTATGCTTTTATTCGTAGGATACAAAAAGAAAAGAAACAACAACACATTCGACACAAGGTAATCGAAAACATGAGTGTTGATGTTCTTGCAGTTGGGGAAGATATGGAACAAGCACAGTTTGTTGATTATCTACAGAAGAACTTTCTACCCGCTGAGGATGTATACAAACCTAAGAAGAAAAAGAAAACAGAACCAAAAGGACTTGAAAAATTTTATAATGATGAAGGTGAAGAGATAAATGAAAATAGCGCTGATAACTGATACACACTTCGGCGCCCGTAACGATAACCTTGCTTTTAATGAATACTTCTACAAATTTTGGGAAGAAGAGTTCTTTCCTTATTTGGATAAACACAACATTAAAACGGTTATTCACTTGGGCGACCTTATGGACAGACGGAAGTTTGTATCATATAAGATTGCAAAAGATTTAAGAGAAAGGTTCATTGAACAGTTTGTACATAGGGGTATCACCTTGCATATTATGGCAGGAAACCACGATACCTACTATAAGAATACAAATGAAGTAAACTCACTATATGAGTTGATTGGTGAACCAGGCAAGGAAAAATATCCTAACATTCACTGTTACGATTCCCCATGTACAGAAGAGTTTGACGGAACGGGCATTCACTTTATGCCTTGGATTTGTACTGATAACTACGAACGATCCATGAGAAGTGTCGAGATGACCTATGCACAGGTGTGTATGGGGCATTTTGAGATCAATGGTTTTGAGATGCACAAAGGACACTTTTCTGAAAACGGTTACGAGAAGAACTTCCTAAACAAGTTTGATACAGTATTCTCTGGACACTTCCATAAGAAGTCAGATGATGGACATATCTACTATCTCGGCAATACTTACCAGATGACATGGAGTGATGATGGATGCCCGAAAGGATTCCACATCTTTGACACAAGCACAAGAGAACTGGAACGTATTGTAAATCCACATACCATCTTTGAGAAGGTATACTATGACGATACAACCACAGATTATTCTGATTTTAATGTCTTGACATTGAAGGATAAATTTGTTAAAATAATCGTTGTTAATAAAAAAGACTTCTATAAATTTGATAGATTTCTTGATAAGGTTCTTTCCGAATCTGGTGCCCACGAGGTAAAGATTGTAGAGGACTTTAGTGAACTAGATGCAGAGAATGTTGATGATGCTATTGTTGAAAATGCAGAGGATAATATGACATTAATTGAGCGTTATATTGATGAACTTGATGTTGATTTAGACAAGTCAAGATTGACCAGTATGATGAAGTCTTTATATGTAGAAGCGAGTGATTTAGAACTTTGATAACTTTTAAGTATGTACGTTGGAAGAATCTTCTTTCAACAGGAAACCAATTTACAGAGATACAGTTGGATAGAAGTCCAACTACTTTAATCATTGGCGAAAACGGAGCGGGTAAATCGACTATCCTTGATGCCCTCTGTTTTGGTCTATTCAACAAACCCTTTCGTAGTATCTCAAAGTCACAACTTATAAACTCTGTCAACGGTGGTGGTACTATTGTTGAGGTTGAGTTTATCGTTGGTGGCAAAGAGGTTCGTGTGGTTCGTGGAATCAAACCTAACAAGTTTGAGGTATATGTAAACGACAACATGATAAACCAAGATGCAAACGCAAGGGATTATCAGAAACACTTAGAACAGCAAATCTTGGGATTGAACTATCGTTCTTTCACACAGGTTGTTATTCTTGGTTCATCTACCTTTGTTCCTTTCATGCAGTTGTCTACTAAGGCACGCCGTGAGGTAGTTGAGGATATTCTGGACATCAAGGTTTTCTCTTTGATGAACTTCTTGCTCAAGAACAAGAACAAGGAACTCAATGAAGAAATCCGTAATGTAGAATATCAGTACGACTTGACTAATGAAAAGATTTCTCTTCAAGAGAAGTTCATTGAGGACGTAATAAATAACAAGTCAACTATTATTGCAGAGAATAGGCAGAAAATCTATGACAACAATTTCACTATCAATGCAAGAAATGATGACATCCTATCCCACGAAACTACCAAACAAAACTTATCCTTTGACGCTGAAGAACAAACTAAGATTGAGCAGAAGATAAAGAAACTGACTCAGACTGAAGCAGCGCTTAAAAACAGAAAGTCAGAACATGACCGCCAGATTCAATTTTTCCAGACAAACGATGAATGCCCGACTTGCGAACAACCGATTACAGAATCAACTAAGCAGACGAAGATCGAATCTAGTAGCACAAAAATCGGAGAAATTGAAAACGGTATCAGAGATTTACAAGGAATGGAACGAGAAGAAAAAGACAGACTCGACACCATCCTAAGTGATTTAGAAAAGATTAGAAGTGCCGATGTAGAGATTGCAAAGATTCGTGCATCCATCACAGAGATGGAGAAGTTCAATGCCAAACTACAAAAGGATGTTGAGACATACGAATCTGGTTCTGTATCAGAAGAAGATAAAACAAAACTTGCAGAACTAAAAGGTACTATTAAGTATATTGATGAACAGAAGTCCAAACTAAACGAGGACAGGTTCTATATTGATATTGCTAAGAACCTATTACAAGACAGCGGTATCAAGACAAAGATTGTCAAACAGTATCTACCAATAATGAACAAGTTGGTGAATACATATCTATCGTCTATGGATTTCTTTGTGAACTTCAACATAGACGAAAACTTTCAAGAAACTATCAAGTCACGCTTTCGTGACGAATTTTCCTATGCGTCTTTCTCAGAAGGAGAAAAGATGCGTATCGACTTGGCATTGCTTTTTACATGGAGAGCAGTTGCAAAGATGAAGAACTCAACGAATACCAACCTACTCATTCTAGATGAAATCTTTGATTCGTCTTTGGATGGTACTGGTACAGATGATTTCCTCAAAATCTTGAATACGTTTTCAGATCAAAACGTGTTTGTAATTTCCCATAAACAGGATATGCTTTTTGATAAATTCAGAAGTATTGTCCAATTCAAAAAAGAGAAAAACTTCTCAAAGGTGGCATAATATGAGACAAAGTGAACGCTTCTATGAACTCTTGGAAGAAATGAAAAGAACGCATGACGCAAAACGACACGACTATGCAAGTACAGAGGATGTATTCGCAAACTTCAGACATTGTGAAATCGCTGGT